CGTAGTGAAGTTACCATAAGGCTAGACAAGTACTGGCAAGAGAAGGCTGAAGAACTCTTAAACAGACAGAGAAGTATGGCTGAGTTAGCCTACAGTCCCAATGGTAGGATTGTAGCACCTATAGATGTAGGTAAGATACTAGACGTAGAGGTATAATATGACTGTGACTATGGAAAGATTCCTAGAGTGGAAGATCCTACCCAGACTTATGATGGTAGTGATGACCCTTATGTACATACGTGTAATAGAGTGGGGAATTAGCTTGGATGACTTAAGTACTCAACAGAGTGCTATGATTAGTGTTGTTAGTGGTGCTATGACTGGTACGATAGCTGTATGGCTAGGGAGTGAGAAGAAATAATGATAGGACAAATACTAGGTAGTGTAGTTGGTTTAGCTACAAGTGTAATCGACAGTAAGACACAGATCAAACTAACTGAGGCTGAGATCAAGAAGAAACAGCTTACAGGTGAGATAGATTGGGATCTAGCTGCTATACAGGCTACACAGAATAGCTGGAAAGATGAGTGGATAACCCTACTATTCAGTATTCCCCTGATACTAGCCTTCTGTGGTGATTGGGGTAATGCTATAGTACAAGCTGGTTTTGCAGCACTTGAAACTATGCCAACGTGGTATCAGTATTCCCTTGGAGGGATCGTATCAGCGTCTATAGGAATCAGATCAGTATCTAAATTCTTCGGTAAATAAATGCTTGACACAGAAGCGAGCTTAACATAGAGTGTTGTTAGTCGGTTGCTCCTCTAATCGACTTTTTGACTCCTCCCAAAACTAAGGCCCCTTGGATTTCTCCTTGGGGCCTTTTTCTTTATGAGGACCTACCCCATTGATGACAAAGGTAGTCTTTTATTATCCACCTATTTGCTTCTAGGGTCTGCATACCTAAAGCTAAAGAGTTTAGACAAGCTTCTTCTGAAGTGTATAGAGTAGGTGGTGATGCACTTTTACAAGTTGCTGTGTCTAAATGACAAGTAAGTATTATTGCAGTCCACACAGGAAAATCCTTTCATGCTATTCCTCTTCTATCATGGCTGCTATGGCAGCATAGATGTTTGAGATTGCCTCTTGTTGTTTTATAACCATCCAAGATAACCATAAAGTGACACCTAAATGCGCCAATACCAGAACTTCAAAAACAGTAACGTCAATATTCATTTATGTGACTCCACCCATCGTTTCCGTAATCTGTTAAGATACCACAAGGCTTTGTCAATATCTTCCAAACCGTTTTTATACTCACAACGCCACATGTACTTCAGGACATTTGCAGCGTGAGGTGCAATGTTGCCTGACATATTTTCCGTCATAGCCTCTATTGCGTCAATACACTCTATACCGGCTTGGTTGTAGTGTACAGGCTTCTCAACAGGGTCATGCCCTAACTGATTCAGTTTACTTAAATCCCACTTAGCCATGCTACACCTCTATCAACTGAGCTATGGTAAAAGGTATATGAAAGAACAACTCACCCTTTTGGATATTCCTGCCTTTAGCTTCTTTAAGGTTACCTTCTCTTAACAGGGTATCTTTAATTCTCCAACATTGTTTAAAGTCTTTCCTGAAGATATAGAAGTTAAGGACACCTTGTTCATCCTCATACTTCTTCAGAAGCCTTTTCTTTCTCTCTGGAATACGAATTTCCTTCCAATGCGTAGGCCAATCATGTTCCCATGGTACCTTCACTTCAGCTTCATTGAAGTATGTCTGTCCATCTTTCTGTGACACAACATCAGCAAAGAAGTCTTCTGTTTGACTTACAATAGTGTGGCCCCTCTTTTTCAAGAGGGACACTAAAGTTTCTTTTGCTTTCTGGTCGTAAGCTTCATACAAAGCACGATTAAAGGGTTTTCTTACTGTCATGTAATATCCACTATCTCACACACATCACCAGAACAAGCCATTGTTTGACTACCGGCTGTGTTATCTTCTTTCTCATACTCTGAAAGTTCAGACCAGTCAATACTCTTAGGCATAATAGCTGACAGTTCTTCGTACTCTTCCTTAGTGCAATCCTGATATGGGGCTTGTTGGTAAGTGTGGTCTGAGTGAGGTAAGAACGACACCCCTGACATCTCATCAAAATGTTCGTACACAAACGCACCTACAGACATCCACTCACTATCACGGACTGATATTGTCACGGAGGGTTTGTGTTCGCACCATGACCTCTGATACGTTAGCCAAGTCTCTAGCTGCTCTATGGCTGTCATATCGTTTCTGGTGACTGCTCCCGCTGGAGACTTGACTGGAAAACTGAACACTGTTGTTGTGTCAGGTTTCATTACACAAGGCTCATTAGGGATACCTCTATCAATCATAAACTGTGTCAGGGGATCTTTATTATCACCACGCACAGTGCGGATATAATAGGGACTGTGGCGAGCATGTATGCCAGAGGCACTATCCACCAGTTGTGAGACCGTTCCCGAAGGCTTAACGCATGTAATCGCAGTAGAACTAGGTATATTAAGACGGTCAGCCCATTCAGCATTAGTATCAACAGCTACGGAACGTAAATGCTCAAGGGTCTTCTTTAGCCCCCTGTTTTCTGAAGTTGTCAGTCTATTGTCCATTATCCCTGTGAGTGACACACCAAGCAATCGTTCTTCTTCTGTATTGTTAGTCCACACCTTTCGCAGGTAAGGGAACTTTGTGTACGATGATTGGATAGTTCCCAGAATTGTTGCCAAACGGACTTTTCGTTCAAGATCTTCAATATTGTCCGTAGCACGTATGACAACTTCAGTGAGATTGCAGAACTGATACGGTCTAAGTATAATTTCGCTACAGGGGTTAGTCCCAAACTCATGGTTAGGATCTCTGCGCCCATACTTTTCAGCTTGTTTTTTACTCGCTTGACGATTGAATACACCACGTTCTCCAGACTTACTTTCCACTAGAGCTTGCCACTCCCGCATGAATGTCTCCATGTCAGGCTTCTCTGTATATGCTACAGAGTTATTGGCTAATGCCCTATAACCAAAACGATAAATATTTTTTTCAGGTTCATCCCACCAAGCACCAGACTTAGCATGACGTAAACGATCATCAGAAAGGTTAGATAAAGAGATCATGGCGCTACGGCGTACACCACCTACAACGACTACTTCACCAATCTTACACATAAGATCATGGCATTCAATGCTGGATAGTTTACGTTCTTGTGCGCCCTTAAATGTCTTGATAGTGAAATTAAACAACTCAACAAGTGGCTCTGGACCTGACGCCCTACCACCAAAAGTCTTTAGTCTTGCGCCAGCAGGACGTACTAAACCAATATCCCATTGAGGGATTTCACCAGCCCAGAGGAGTGCCAACAGTTGTCTGAAAGCTTTAGCCCAACCTTCCTTACTGTCCTTGACAACGATTGTAGTCTCACTGTCGAACAGTTGAGGGATTTCAGGAAGCTTACTGATGTATTGTCTCTCGACACTGAAACCAACACCAGTGCCACACAACAAGATGAACATAGCCTCATCGAAGGACTTAGGGTCATCTACGGGTAGGTAAGAGCAATTATAACCGGCTGTATTGTCCCTCTCTAAAGCTTTACCAGCGGTCATCATAGCCCTCATAGAAGGCATAACTTCTAGGTCTAGGATAGCATCACGTATTTGATTGACGTAACTATCCTTACCGGCTTTAGGGCGTACAACATTGTCCATATACCGTTCTACTGTTTCAGACCAGTCTTCACGACCTTTGCCATCAAAGTACTTTGCATAGCGAGATTTGGCTATGAAAGTTTGATAGTCTGTCGGCAAGTAATTATTTTTTGACATCCTCTTTACCTCTTATCTGTTATCACCAGAGCCTCTTAGTGTACCACGTTCCATGCGACCGTCAAGCTTTTCCATGTTGAGTTCAATAATAGACTTGAGTGTCCCACCATAAAGATTAGCCAAAGCTGTCGTGTAAAACAAAACATCACCTAACTCATTAAGTAATTCTTCATTCGAGTAACGTGCTTTGTCACGTACCATCTTCTTTACTTTTTCAGCTACCTCTCCAGCCTCTCCAACAAGACCTAAAGTATTTTCAAAGATACGATCATTACCCTTTGTCAAGATCTTACCCTCTACCCAATCAGAGTATGTGTCTAAAATCTCTCTGTATTCTCGCATTGAAATCATTCCTTTTCCCTTTCTGCGTCGAAGGACATCACAGCGATTCCCCCTATATCTTCTATAGCATCAGTTATATGCTCTTGTAAATCGTCAAGAACAGCAGACTCTGACACAGGATGCCAGTATACGGATTTATCTACTGTTATGTGAAGATGTACATTGTAACTATCTTCACGGATCTCTTCTTCATCTTCCATAGCTTACTCTCCCGTAAAATTCTGTCGGGCCTTCATCCTCAACATCAAATAAGTACCAAGCACAGTTATCTTTACCTACACTCTTACTGCCTTCTATCCACTTCACTCTACCGACAGAAACAATCCTTGAACAGTAGAGCATAAACCTTTCTGATTGTAGAGTATGCATCCAGTCAGCATCAAACAAGAGCCAAGTAGGAGCAAACCTTATAAAGTGGTCTATCATAGGATGAAGAAGTCTCCTATCCCAAGGTGGATTAGTTATTATGAAGTCTACTGGATCAAAGTCATAGTCTAGGCAATTAGCTCTTGATACACGTTCACACTGAGGCTCTATGTCTATCGCAAGTGTACATGACAGATAAGAGTTGTCCTCAATGTGTTTGATTAACCTACCATCACCAGCACAAGGCTCTGCAAAGTTTCCTGAGAATGGTAGATGTTCAAATAAAGGTAAGACAGCGGAGAAAGGTGTCGGGTAGAAGTCTCGTTCTATTCTTTCAAACTCACTTCTTTTGCCCATTAAAATGCTCCAATAATTCTACACAAACCTCTGCGGGTAAAATCGCCAGAGGTTTTTCTCTGTCTGCCCTAATAAAAACAACAGGTAAATAATCACCATGTGTGTTAGCCTGATCTAGCCAACCGTATATCGTCTTAGCTGACTTAACTCTTTTACACTCAATCTGTATCGGAAGTATTTTTCTGGCGGCTGGGCTTAGTTGAACATCTTCTCCACCGGCTCCCATACTTGTACTCTTGACATCATCATTCTCAAGCTGCGGGTATGTCTTTAGAATGAGGTCACGTATGTCCTGTTGAAAGACACGGCCTTTAGCTTTAGCTGACTGTGGTTTCATAGCTCAAAGACATCCCTTGGCTCTCTAGCTACATTAATCAGATAACGAGGACCACCCTTATAGATAAATGTCCTCATGTCAGGCCAGCAGATCTTCTTAAAGTCACAGTAGCTACACTGCGTACAAAGCTTAGTATTACCACTCTTACCGTCAGGCTCAGGCTCATATTCCCTTGCAGGGGGTTTGCTCATCTTTACGACAGACTTGCAGTTTTCCACTTCAGCCTTCTTGGTCTTAACTTCTGAAGATAGATCGTAGATATCCAGAGCTATATGACCAAACTGTTTGTCAAAGGCTAAGAAACCAGCCTTATTCTTTTCTGTGACAAGAGGATCATCTTGGCTCCCGTAAAGGTATGAAGACAGTTGACTAATGTAGCCAAAGGGATCTTCTTCTCTCAGCTTACCTTCCTTGAACTTCCTGAAACTGAAGCTGGAAGCAGACTTAACATCAATCAACATACCATCGATAACGCAGTCACGATGACCTAATACGCCCTCTACGTTCAGTTGGTCTTGCATCCCTTCGACTTTATGTCCAGCAGCTATACACAAACCAATTATGTGGCTTTCAGTAAGGTCACCAAAGATAAACTTATTGAGGGTAGAGGCTGTCAATTTCTCACGGTGGGTTGCCTTGTTGACAGTGTACCAAAGCTTACGTTCACACTTTGTTCCAAGACCGGAAAGACGAAGAGATCCTTTGTCTTCTCTTTTCTTCATTTGACGAAGAAGAGACTTACGGACATCTTCCGCTACCCACTCAGCAACTTCTTCTGTGTATCCCTCACCTGTTTGAATGACATGGTTTATATCGGCTACAAGAGATTCGATGGATGGCATACTTCTTCTCCGGTGTCATACACTGCAATTAAATAGGCCAAGTAAGACCAACCACAACCGTTTACAGCTTCGTCAAGGAAGAGGAGACAATCTTCCATCGTCTCCACTCCTTTCTCTGTAAAGGTCACTGAGTGATCCCTACCATCTTCCTCTATAGTAGTTTCGTACTTAAGAGTAAGCTTTCCCATCTACCAGACCAAAGCCTCATCACGTTCAGGGGCTTCGGCTGCTTCCACAACACCAACACTTTCCAATGTTACGATATTGACCCGACCTTTGTAGATCGAAACCTTTACCTTAACTTTAGAGCCGTTCCAGATGTTTTGTTCAGTATCCCAAGGCACTGCAACTTTGTTTTCTTGAGATGCCTTCCAATCAACTACATTGGGTGGCCCGTTTACTTGAGGTGTCCCATCGTCATTGGTAAACCTCTTGTGAAGATGTGTGCGCTTGAATGTATAACCATACAAACCATCTTCTGTTTCTTTGAACATCTCATTGCCCAAGATAACATCAGGAATACCGTCAGCAATCATCTTCTTCTTTGTGTCTTCATCAAAGATAAGTTGAATTTTATACTGACCGTCAACGTCAGTTAAGGGGTAAGCTTCGCTACCCATGTCACGGTTACGTTCAAATACCTGTGCGTACATGGATGTTCCATCATACGTTTTGTACACTGTTTTAGTCATAGTGATTCTCCTTTTGGAATCTGTCTTATATCATAAATATTACAACTAAGCAATGCGTCAATGTGTCTCATACCAGTTCCTTCCAATATCTGACGAAACTGCCAATGGACAAAAGACATCAAGCTTATCTCTAACTCTGTTCATACTCTCCTTTTGTATCTTAATCAACCTTTCAGCTATTTCCATCGAGGGTACTTCGACCTGTACTTCATCGTGTACAATATCGATCAGCTTGAAGTCTAAGCCTTGCTTCTCCGCTGCCGTTTTCCACTCCAGTACCCAATGCTTAACAACAACACTCTCACCGTTTTGAAGCATACCGGCTAGTGTTTTGTGTTCACTGGGAACCTTTACCTTACGTCCGTCAAGACCGGTAAAGTAACCTCTTCTAGCAATGTGTGGGATCTTCTTTTTCTTTAATTCTTTAAGTCCATCGATAGATTCCAGAAAGTTATTAACAGCCTCTTGAGCCTGTGTCCTATTGACCTTTAAGATGCTTGCTATCTTAGGGATACCCGCACCTAAGAGAAAGGCGTAGATAAAAGTCTTAGCCATGTCTCTTGTCACATGTGGAATACCTAAAGCTCTCTTATTCACGTTGTGAATGTCAGTCTCATCTTCTTTCTTGCCGGTGACAATAGCATCGACATAAGCCCTAGACTGCATAAGATGAGCCAAGATCCTAAGTTGAATGCCTTCCGCATCTGTACCGACTAGATAGTTACCATCATCCACACACCATAATTTCCTCATAGGGCCATCATACCTGTGTTTCACACTTTCCACCGCAGTCTTAGGATCACCATAAAAGGCAGAAGGTATGTTTGCCTGATTGGGTGCCTGATGTGACATACGACCTGTCCATGCACCAATGTGCATAAAACGACCATGAATGCGACCATCATCCTTACACTGTCCTAGCCACTCTACAAGGCTTGTTCTACGTCCCTGTAGGGTCAACCACTCTGACAGCTTGTGTGCGCCCTCTGGGGCCGTGTCAGGCAGTGTGTTGAGGTTAGTTTCGCTACAGGTCCACCCGTAGGTCTTGTAGTGTTCACCTTTGTCTTTCATATTCCATATGCCCCTTTGTTTTCTCGACAGGCTCCCAGCCAGCTTCCCATAGTCTTTCTATGCGTTGTTTTGGACTAGACGGTTCAAAGGTCTTGTAGTCAAAACAAACAAGCTCTTCTCCCTGTCTTTCACACTTCGGGTACTTAGCTAAAGCATTCTTAACAGTACCAAACAGAGTACCATCCGTCTTCTCACGGTACTTCAATCTATTAACTTCTACAAGCTTAGGGGGCCAAATCTTTTGGAACTCTTCCTCAAGATCTGACATCCTCATTTCCATCTCAGATAGCATCTCTTGCGCAGTTGACCGATCAAACTTAAATCCAATACCTGTCATTTCCTCGCAGGTCGATGCGATGTCATGCTCAGTACGCATTGCTAATTTCCACTGAGGGTCTTCTATCTCTGATTTGAACTTGTTGTAAACTTTAGCAGTTACCTCAACATCGTTGAAGCAGTACTCAACCATTTCATCAGACAACCCACCAGCAAAATCTGTGAAGTCTCCCTTGTGTAAACCTAGTCGGATACCCCACGCTTTCAGTGAGTGACCGTTAAGAATGTTATAGTCAATAAGGCGGGAAACAACGAGAGTATCAACAACATCACAGGGCTTGATTGTGCCTGATCCCATAAACTTATTAATAACAGGAACATCGAAACCAAGACCATTATGGAAAACCCAAGTTCTAACAGAAGCAGCAAAGTCATTGAAGCGAACCTTCTCTGATACATCTTTGTCCAAATTAATAAACTTGTACAGTTCACCTGTCTCAAGATCTTTAGCACAGACAACATAAATATGTTTTGGATTTAAGCTGTCCGTTTCTATATCGCAAGCAACTATCTTCATGTTGTCCACTTATTCCTTAAGGTAAAGCTATCAGGACTGAATGACATCTCACCGGCATAGCCTGTGGCCCCTGTGGGGCGGTTCTTAGTGATGTAAAGCCGTGTGGTGTTACGATCATCCTCATCCTCTGCCATATTGTCTCTCTGAAGCTCTACAACGACACTAGCACGTTGTTCGATCATCTTACAATACTTGACAGCACCATCGTCGTTTGTGTGAGCTATCGTAATCAAACCAACATTCAATTCAGCAGCAAGCTTTGACAACCGTATAGCCATGTCAGCTAAGAATGTCTCCTTGCTTTCGTCACCGTTCTTGCTGGCTGCTACGTCTTGTATCGGTTCAAACATGATATACTTGCAACCACAAGCCTGTGACAGATAACGGATCTGATCCAGCAGTAAAAGAGGATCGTCTTCATCGTTTAAATAAAACTGAAACAGCATCTCATCTTTGGTTATCTTAGCGATAGCCTCTTGCACAATTTCGTCGTAGCCGTTGTCAACAATAAGGTCTTTCCTTGTCACATTCGCTTGTAGCTCATAGCTGCACAGACCCAACAGACTTCTAAGCTTTGTCTCTTCCAGATGCCAAATGGCAATAGGAACATCAGGGTACTCTGACAAAATGCGGTATTGAAGGTAACGCATGAACTCTGTCTTACCAATGCCTGTCTTAGCCTTAAACACTGTAAAGTGACCCTGCATTAAACCTAATGCCAAATCATCAAAGTCAGGAATACCTGTCTGCACATACACATGCTCTTCCGCTTTGTTGTACAGATTGAGGAACTGACTGGTGGTGTTTAAAACATTGTCAGGGGTGAACTTCCTAGCTCCCCACCAAGCATTTACAAATTCCTTCGCAGCCCCTGCTTGAAGAAAGTCATTGGCATCTTTGTACTTGTCATGGATAACACGATAAACCTTATTAGGGAACATCTTTGAAATCTTATGGGCAACAGCATTACCGGCCTCATCACTGTCAACTGACAAGATGATCTTATCAAAACCATTAAGGTACTCTCTAGTCTTCTCCCAAAGCTTACGTGACGGTGTGGCTGATGGCAGAGAAATAAAGGGACAAGGGAATTTAGGATTGTTGCACATCTGGTAGGCAGACATAGCATCAAGCTCACCCTCACAGATAGTGACAATCTTACCTGTTCCAGTATTCCAAAGGTTCTGACCAAAGAACTCATCTGTCTTCATACCTTCAAGAAAGAAACCTTCCTTTGGTAGGACACGGATCTTACGACCACCAGAAGGATAAGGGTAAACATGCTTGATTGGTTTACTGGATCGATCAAGTACAGTTGACACATTAAAGAACTTCATAGTCTCTAACGTAATTCCCCTGCACCCCTCGAATACCTCTTCTTCTGTACGGGCTGACAACATCATAACTTCTCCTCTTTGGTTGATTGGATACTCTTCTAAAGCCCAACTTTCGTAACCCTTTTCAGAAGGGTACTTCCTTTCACAACTGTGACACTTACCAGCTTTGCTCTCTGTATTGTAAGAGAAAGCATCTGACGAACCACAATCAGAATAGGGACATTTAACGTGACTTCTCCAAGACATATACAATAGTTCCTTTATCTACTGTTTTCTTTTTTATCTTTAGTTTCGTACTTTAGTATAGGGATTATACTGGTTTAATCTGATTCGGTTAGGTCTTGTCAAGCAGAAACTTTGGTCTTGCTTTAGGTTTTATTGAATTAGACAAGGAGTCAGTCTTTAAGCACTGACCGATAGCATTCCTATCAATGGCGTAAATAGGCTCGTAGAAGACAAATAAAGCATCACCACAAGCCTTAGAACTAGGAAAGACCACCTTCGCTTGAAGGTAGTCTCCATTGAGTGTGTAGCTCAATACAAGGACAGTGTAAAACAGCATCACTCTTCTTCCAAACAGAAGCCACAGGTGTCATTTTTTGCTGGACCCCCACAACTCACGCAGGTCTTCCACTTCTCACTTTCCAGACCCCTCTTTACTAAAGTCACAAAGCCTACGTCAAAGATAGCCATGAAGGTCTCAGGATCACACTCTACTTGTAGTGTAGCACTACCATCTTCATGCTCTTCTATATCTGTTATTTTGATTATGTCATTCTTCATCAGTCATTCTCCCTTAATGCTTTCCACGACACAGGAAACAGATCAATCATCTTACGGTCAATTTCCCACGCTACCTCTGCTGTCTCAGATTGTGTGTCAGGCGCACAGCGAAGCTTACACATATCGGCAAAGGCATCTAAGCTACCTGACCATATCCACTCAGTCATCATGCTCTGTGGCAGTACCATACGGGCTTGCTCAGGGCATACACCTTGACATATTAATTCGTGATACGTGGTTTTTGCAACATACTTGTAGTCAATCCAATTTAATTCACCGTATTCTTCACCTGATATAATTGCTGTCATTACATTCTCAATCACACCCTCTGACCCCTGCTTCTTATCAGCACTACGTCCACGCCATGTCTTGGGTTCGTAGAACTCAGGCTCACTGTCCACATATCTACGACTAATCTCATTCCATCGTAGGAACTTATGCTTGACTAGCTGTCTAGCTACAAAGACTGGAGCCTTAACATGAAAGGATGCAAAACAATGTCCAAAGGGGCTGATGTGCTTGTGTTTACCAAGCCATTTGATAAGTTTTTCATCTTTCTTTTTAAGGTGTTGCTTAAAGCTGTAAGCATCTGACTCCTCATAATCCCACTCACTCTTCTTACCGAAGCTTACTCGTGCGGCGTCAACTACATCCAAGTCATCACCCATATGGCGT